ACCATCGGCATTAGTAGAATAGTCTGGCCGGAATTCGCCCGCTCCCGGTGTTGCCGCAACTTCAGTCAAAACCGTTGTTGTCGGCGCACCTGTTGTTTCATCCACATAAACAACCTTCATATTGCTAGGGTCTTTCTTCTGCGGGACTTCATTTAGCCGCACTACAAACGGACTAACAGCCGGAATTATATGCATTTCTGTAAAATCTACATAGTTCGTAGTCCCTCCATCACCAATAAAAGGATTTATACGCATATTACTTGGATCTGCCATATCATCACATCCTTTTCATATTATTTGACAAGCTGCGTATTAGCAGCCTGCTGTAAAAGTTCATTATTGCGGGCATTACGCTCAATATCCAGCAAATACTTTGCCGTAGGCGGATACGGAGGTTCGCCCAACTCCATAGCAAAATCAATACCCTTTTCACCGCTGATCGTATATTTTAACTTGGTTATTGGATACTTACGTTCTTTTCCTTCCTTGTCAGTTATAAGTGCCTGCCCATCTGTAGATAAACGCCGTACCCAAAAAACACCGTCCGGCTTAGGATATTTCAGCTTAACACCTGTTGCTTTAGCAGAAAGAACAGGATTCTTGTATTTTGCCAATTCAGACTGTCCCCAGCGCTCAGCGTCAGCAGCAGTATAAGCGGTTGGCAGCGTCCAAACTTCTTCAGATACGCCGTATAAGTCTTGGCTTTCTTTATCCTCTACAGTAGCCAACCAGCTCTCACCCTCACCGTCAATGGCCGCGCCTTTGATGCGCGCATAATTTACGATCTTATCAATACTTTGTGTCGGTTCAAATCCGTCAATATGCTGTCCTACCCAAAAGCGCGCTTCTTCATTGATCTCATCAACACGCGGCCTGAAGAAAAATTCCCGGTATTCATCAACGCCATAAACAAAATCTGTCGCAAACTCTGAAAGCTGTTCCAGCGCTTCCTTAGCGCTCACACCGTCAAAAACGATTTTCTTAATATCATAGTCAACGTCGTATATTTTATTATCGTTGTAAACAATACCGGTCTTAGCTTCAACCTGTCGACAAATATTACGCACAATATCTGCGATCTCCTGATTTTCATAAGTGCCAAAAATAAGCACCTTTTCCAGCTTATCAAAATAGCCATAACAGGTTATTTTATAGTCTGTTCCAGTACCGCCGCTGTCAGGACGCGTTAAAACATGCCCGCTGTACCACGGCCGCTTATCTGCAAACAAATAAATATCAATCCGCTGTCCGTAACTTATTTCTGCAAAGCTTGGAAACTGTTTGAAATTAAGCGTTGCACTGCCGCAGCCTGTTTTAATATTTTCAAACTCGATTTTATTAAACGGATTATTTTCAGTATCCCTTGAAAAAATCGACGTTTTCGTACCATCCTTGTTATAAAAGATAACCTGAACGTAATCAGGTATATATTTTACTTCCGAAGGATCAGGCCCTGGCCCTGGCCCGCTTTGCTTTTTTACAGATGCCGCCCAAATATAACGTCCAAAAAGTTTATTGCCAAAACGCAGATTCATGCCAGCCACCTGTTACGCCAGCGGATTTTTACTGTACCGGCAGCGCCGTTAAACAAATAAGTATTTTCACCCGCTCTGGCGGTCAGAAACTGGCCGCTGAAAGCGTTAATAGCATTATATGTCCCACGTCGTACCGTTCCGGCTTTAGTATCAACAATAAGCGTTGCCGGTTTAGTCAAAAGCGTATCCGCTACGCGCATACTATACCCGCTTTCAACATGTGTTATAGTTACGTCATTCATCGTTGTAAGCGGTATTAATTCAATGTTCAGCGGCGTTTCAACGCTACCGCCATTGCTGATAACAATTTGGGCATCTTTAGCAGCTGTTGCAAATTCTGTAACCAGTTCAGATTCAGCGCTGTCATAGCGGAACGGGTCAGATAAAAGCAGCGTTATATCAACTTCACCTTTAGTCCCTTTGAAGCTGTCCACCCATTTTTCTTTAGTGCTGGCCATGCAGGCAATATTATAATACCCACGCCCGCTGCCTGATTGCAGCTGATAATCACGCTGATACATCAGCTGATACAGATCGTTAAGCTTGGCATCGTGTTCAGCTGGCGTACTGCCTTCAATAACAAAGCCTAAAGTAATTTTTTTACCGTCAATAAATCCATCGCCTGAAATAGTGCTGCCGTGACTGTAGCCGCGCTTTTCGCTTTTAGCGCGCACAGTAATATCAGCAGCACCGTCAAAGCTGTAGGCATATGGCAGGGCAGTTCCATTGATAATAAGCTGTTCTGTAGGCTTTACCTGCTTACGTACAGGAAAATATTCACGTCTTATGATCGTCACTTTATCACCCCCGCACACCCATAGCCAAAGAATATTGAATGTCCTCCATAAAGGTATCGTAATCAGCACCGGTATTAATATCACCATAATTAATTATTTCAACATTAGCACCATCACCTGAAGAAGCTCCAAAGTCCACACCATCAAACAAAAAGCTGGTGATCTTTTGCAATACGCTGCTGCGCAGAGGCAGTACCGCTTCAGGATAAGATTTTTCACCAATCAGCGCATGAGTAGGCGCAGTAACAACGCCACCGGCAGCAAAGTTCTTTGTACCAAGTCCATTTGCACCAAAATCAAACTTACTCATTTCCTGAATTCCGCCGCCAAAACTTGTAAGAGTTTTGCTTGCTGTTCCAATACCAGCGGCAGCACTCAACCCGGATGTTAAAAGACCCGTAGCAATTCCAGACGCGCCCGGTTCAACAACCAGTTTCAGCCACGCCGCAGGCGCAAGTGATGTCGCCATTGCAGCCCCCTGTGCTGCTACAGCAGCAGTTTCCTGTCCCATCATCATCTTGCTAAGGGCAGCTGCAGCTACTCTTTGTGCCTGCCATTGAAGAAACATTTTTACAATTTCTTTGCCCAAATTCTGCAAAGTTTTTCCAAAATTCTGCCCATCAACAATAGCATTAGCAAATCCTTGTGCCAGCCCTTCCTTTAAAGTGTTAGCTGCTTCCAGTGCAAAACTTGCATATGACTGTTCAGCTTCAAGCCGCCAGTCATAATACTGCTGCATCAATTCCTGCTTTTCAGCCTGATTTTGTAAAAAGGCAGCTTTTTCTTCATCCAAATAAGCAATATACCGTTCCAGTTCGCCCTGCTTTTGCATTTCATCCAAATCAGCCTTAAAAGCCTGCAGCAACGTAGCCTGTGACATCAGCTGTTCATTCATGTCTTTGTTGATCTGAATTTGGGATGCTGCAGCTTCCTGCTCTGCAGTAACCTGCGCAGCCTTTCTTTGTTCAAGCATTGCTAACGCATTGGCGATAACAGTATCATCACCGGTTTTCATGGCACGTTCATATAACTGCTGAGCTTCAGTTGCGGCATTAGCAAATTTATTTTTCCATTCATCAACGGCAGCTATACGCTGATCCCGTTCTTTTACAATATTGGCATATACCTGATCGAATTCACTTAACCCGCCAATTTTAATATCCATCGTGAAGTTATTAAAATCACGCTGCATATCCAAAGTTTTCTCTTTGGCAGTATTAAGCTGCTCATTGATCCTGTCTATTTCCCGGCTGATTTTATCTATACCGGAATTTTTGCCACTTTTTTTACTGCCGCCTGCCGCTGTTGTTGAACCGCTCGTCAAGCCTAACGCATCAGGTGAAGCAATCTTAATGCCCGAACTTTGTTCAGTAGGTGCATTGATTGACGAAACACGAAACTCTTGCTTAACTTTATTACTGTCCGCCAGCTGCTGATTAGCTTTTGCAGCTTCGATAGTAGCCTGTGCCGCTTTTTGTGTATTAGCCGCCCATTCTTTTGCCTGCACTGCCAAATCACTGCTGACATTGACAATAGAAAACAATTTGTCCAAAGCATTCGCTGCAAACATTACAGCCCCGGCAAAAGCGTTCTGTATTTCTGCTGTTGCTCCATCAACGGCAATAACCATAGTGTCGCAAAAATATTCCCATTGAATTACAAGCCAATCCCAATTTTCAAATATGGCATAAGCTACCCCTCCTATAACTGCACCCGCAGCAATAAACGGTGCAGAAATTATGCCAACACCTACACCCAGTGTATATAAAGTGCCAACAAGCGCAACTATAGCCGGTATAGCCACACCCATTATCGCACCGGCAATAACAGCCATAGAACCAGTAAACCATACAGGCAAATCACGGATAGCATTAGAAAGCCCCATAGTTTTAACTTTATCCGCAAACTCACCAATAGCGTCCTGCGCGCCTTTCAAAGCAGTTTTAATATCAAATGCCTCAATCAGTTCATCACCAATAACAACCATAGTTTGGCTAACACTATCCTGAATATTGCTCATAATACCATTAACAGTTTGTGATTGTTGCTGCATCATTCCACCAAACTTACTGTTCATGCCGCTGATAACAGCCTGAATACCTTCTGCCGCAGATATTTGCCCTTTGCTGGCCTTATCCATGGCTGTAGGTATATCAGTGCCAATCTTATTTGCCAGCATTTCCCATGCCGGTACGCCAGCTTCAGCAAGCTGCAGCATTTCTTCTGCACTTACTTTTCCTTTGGCCTGCATCTGCCCTATAGCCAAAGTCAACCGTTGGATGCCTTCTTCACCTATACCCAATGCCGCTGCGCTGTCACCTACAGCAGTCAATATAGGAATTACCTGTTCCGCACTGAATCCGAAAGCAAGCAGTCTTTTAGAAGCATCCAAAACGCCCGGTAATTCAAATGGCGTACTGGCCGCAAATTTTTCAAGTTCACTTAAAAAGCTTTTTGCCTTCTCACCATCTTTCAAAAGTGTGGTAAAAGCAATCCGTGTCTGCTCCATCTGCCCGGCAGCTTTTACTGAAGCAAGGCCCAAAGCCCCCAAAGCTACACCTACACCGGCAATAACACCTAACGCGCCTTTATTTATGCCTAAGTTATCACTGGCAAAGGTGCGTTTAACGTTTTTCTGCAGCGCACCCATTTCTTTATTAAATTCATTTATCCGTGCGCCAATAACTACTTGTAAACGTGCTACTTCTGCCATCATTTCACCTCCTATTCATAGCCAAATTCTTCAAAAAGATCCTGCGCTATTTCAGATTGTTCCTTAGAGGAATTACGCTTTTTCCTATGTGCAAAAAAGCTTTTCAGTTCCGGACGCTTCTTTTTACCTGAAGCTATGCAAACATTTGGGTATGTGATCCAGCTGATAACAATATCTTCCAAATGGTCATATCTGCGCTGCCATCCGTCCAACATCAAAAAAATATCTGCAAGGCACAACCGTTCTACTTCCCACGGCTTTAAATTCAATTCACCATAACACCACGGCAAAAGTTCATCCAGCAATTCTGTAAAGCTTTTTGTTACTTCCCCACTTCTTCATCATCAGGCGGCGCTTCAATTTCCAGCGTATTATTTTCAGTTTCCAGCACCTTCCTGGCAAACCCAAAAACACCCGCTTTGCTCAAAGCGATAATAACAAGCGTCTGCAAACTTTCACTGCTGTTATCCAGCAGCCACTCATCCATCCAGTTATAAACCTGTTGGATAGTGACTTTTTTGTCATACGCAGCCAAGCCGACATACAGACATTTTGCCAAATCGCCTAAAGCTACAACGCCGCCGTTTACCATTTTGTAAACATTGTGGTCATCCAGCATCCTTTCAAGCTGGCTTACACCCAAAGCATTAAACTTGATTTTTCTTTCTTTACCGCCTAAATTGATCGTCACACTTCTGTCCAAGCTCATTTTCATCGCTCCTTTGGTATAGAAAAAGCAGGGCTTTGACAGCCCTGCTTTAATTATTATTTTGATATTTCTTATTATTCGGCAGCGTTCAAGATACTGTCACAGTAGCAATGTTGCTATAACCGTTCTTGTCGCCGCCATTTACCTTTAAACGAAAGTACGCCTTGCCGGCTTTTACCCCGCTTACTTCTGCGCTGGTCGCAGTGTTTTCAATCGCTACATCTGTATCTGTAAATTCAGTTCCATCTTCACTCTGCTGTAAAACAACAGCAGCAGCACCAGCAGGTGCAGCAAAGGTCAGGTTCACTGTCCCTGCACTTTCAGATGTAGCAGCAAGGTCAGAGATCGCATTTGCTGTGTTGCGCGGGTCAGGCTCATTAGTAACAAATTCAGGTTTTCCAATGCCGCTAAGCGTCATGGTAACAGTAGCAACATCATCATGCGGATTGTCGTCACTGAATTCCGTGATATTCGCAAAACCTTTTACAGCATTACCATATTTATCAAGGCGCATGATATGCACTGCAATATCATTGACGAAGGCATATCTCAAAGCATCCAGCATTTCATTATTTACTTTATAAACGCCTTCCTGCTCAATACTCCAGCTTTTAGTCCCTTGCAGGCTTTCACCCCAGCCGCCGCTTGCTTTGTCGCTGCCGTCGATTTCGTCCCCGCTCATGGAAAGCGGCGAATTACGCTGTCCGCCGACTAAACCCCATTTAGGATTTTCAACAGTAGCGCCTTCACCATAGTTCAAAAACAACAGAAGGCTTTTACCAGCCAGCGTTTGACTTTTGTTTGGCTGCATAGGGAAATTAGCCGCTTTGATAATTTCATTCATTCTTTTCTACCTCCTACATTTCTTTTTGTTCAACTTTTACTATGACGCGCACCACTCCATGCTGCCAGACAGTCCCATCTTCATATTCTTCCTTGAAGGCTTCCACCATATCAATCTCCAAACCATGAAAATAGTAACCGGCAATCTCAATCTGCTCCAGCTCAGCAGAACCTGTCAAAACCTGTACAATATCGTCAAGCATTTCATCCAGTTCTTTT